GTCGCCCAGGGAACCCGGGTCCCAGGTAAATGTGACCGGCGGTAAATAGACCAGATCTTCGACTGCATTTTCCACGTCGAGGGTGCGCTCATCCTGACGGGCCGCCAGATTGCCGGCGGGAGTGACCGCCCGGGCGGTGTCGGTCCCGGTAGTGGCCTCCGCCGTAGTAGCCAACTCAACCTTTCCCGGCGCTGAATCCGTGGCAGCGGAAACCCACCCGTCCACCTTGCCGCTGCCGTCGGCAATGACGATCTTCGAGGCTGTAGGGGTCGCCGTGGCATTGGCCGGGTCCTGGACCACTTTAGATGATCCGTCCAGAGACGCCAAACCGGATGCCGCCGCCTTGCCGAGGATGGTCAATGTTTCCGCGAGGGTCTTTTTGACAAACGTGCCTACTCCCGAGGCCACCAGGAAATCATTGGCCGCCGTCGCCAGAGAATGGGCAATGCCGCCCAGGTTAGCCAGGGCTGTAGCGGCGACTACATCCGACAAATTGGAGGATTTGGCGCACTTGGTATCGGCATATGTTTTGGTCGCTTTTTGAGTTGCGATTTTAACATCGCTGTTGGCCGTTAGCGTCCCGTCGGTATCGAGGTAAGAGGCCGGGACTTTCGTGTCGGCATATGTTTTTGCGGCGGCCTGAGTTGGAACGGCATAATCACTATTTCCCGCCAGCGTGCCGTCCGTATCTACGTTGATAAGATCATCGATGATGTTCTCGCAGGTATTGTCCGCCGCCATTTTGGTGTCGGCGTACGTTTTAACCGCCTTCTGGGAGGGAATGCGAGTATCGCTGTTTCCTGCTAACGTGCCGTCCGTATCCATCTTGGCGGTGATATTGGCCGGAGTTACGGCCCGCACCGTATCCGTGCCGGTAATCGTTTCCGCGTCCGTGGCTAGTTCGACAATGCCGGATTTGGTGGCGCTTGCCGCCGCCACGTCGGCCTCCTGTTCGATCCAGACGCCGGCGGAACTGTAATCATCCGGGCGAACCTTGTAGGGGTGGCTGGCAGTATCTTCCGCGTCAGTCGCCGCTGCCGAAAACTTGAAATACAGCATTTTGTTAGTGGATAGTGCCACTTGCGCCCGATCGCCGTCGGTCAGGGCTGCAACATGATATGAATCCAGGGCGCGGGTTGCGCCGCCGGTCAGGGCCGTGCAGTTATAGGTTGTCAATACGGCCATATTGTTTCCTCCTTTCTCCGGTTTTTTATCTACGTTTTCGCTGCCGCGATAGTTACGCTAAGCCGAATATCCCCAGACATCGATCGGGGCTGCCGCTGCGTCTCCCCAAACATCGGCGTCGCCGAAATCGTCTTCGATGGCTGCCAGGCGGGCCGAGGCCAAGGTGATTTGCGTCTGCCAATACCCGCCGCCGCCGTGGATCAGCTCAAATTTCGGGATCTCCGCATAGCGGACCAGATGCCAAACCAATGTCCAGGGGTGCCGCCAGTAAAATGTTTCCGCGACGTCCGCCTCGTCGGCATGAGCTTCCAGCAGTGCCTTGTCGTAACCGTCGATCAGGGGATATGACAGGCCGAAGGTCGTCCGGGCCATCGTAAAGCGTTTTCGCCCGTGGACATAGCCGTATTCGCTCTTGGTGGTCAGGCCGGTCTTCTCCCGCTGTTCCGATAATGGATAAGCCGGATTTATTGTCAGTGACGGAAAATTAGCTGCGCTCATATCGCCGTACCTCCGCTGTCATAGCCGCTATGATAATAAACCGTGTCGTCGTATTCCAGGGCGGACAAGTTGAACAGGCAATCCACGTCCCGGGCAATGTTAGTCACCCGGTATTTGTGGACTTCCCCCGTCGCCCGGACGATGACGAAGACATCTTCTTGCGCCTTGCCGGCCAGATCCGCGGACAGGTTGAACGTATCCGTGGCGGTGTCCCAAGGGCCGGTGATGGTCCGCGATTCCAGACTGTCGTCGGCGAGGCGGACCCAGATCGTGCAATTGCCGCTGTATGTCGCCGTGTCCAGGGTTATGGCCTGATCCAGGACGATCACGTTGGCGGCGATGCCGGTCTGGTCTCCCAGCCGCCCGCCGAAAGTCAGGTCGTTTCCCTCGTCCTGGGCGACGATCATGTCGCCGGGGAGACAGGCGATGGCGTCCACATCGGCCCCCCAGATCCGCGTACGGTTCAGGCGGTCGGAGATCTGCATCCGCAGGAGGCCGTAGCGCCGGGCCTCGTCCTCGTCGGTGCAGCCCCAGAGGAAAATGCTTTCCGTCGTGGGTACGCGGGTCAGGCTGTCATAGCCGGCTGATTTGATGGGGACCTTGTCGCGCCGATAATCGTAAGCGGCGTTTAGGTATTCGATGTAATACATGTCCGGACGGTTGGTGCGGGGGAGGAATTCCGTCGTGGCCGATCCTTCAAGGATGTTGCCGGGGCCGAAGATCTGCTCCGGCGTCGAAACCGGGGCTTCGATGGCCACCCGGATCGCCTGCCCGGCCTGGATGATCTGCGCCCGCCCGTGCTGGCATATTTTGTTTAGGGCGGCGGCCAGGGACATCTGGGAATCCAGGATCCCGTTCATGGTGATTCTGGTCGCGCCGTCCACCGTCCCGTCGCACCAGTCCGCCCAGGCGGACCAGGAGGCGTAATCGAGGCGGCTGGGGGATATCTTGTAGCCGTAACGCTCATTGGTCAGCAGGTCGTAAGCGGCCCACGCCGGATTGGTCGAGGCGACGGACATACTTCCCGCATCCACAAATGCGCTGCCCGAAATCGCTCCTCTGACACTGATTATTCCGCGATCCCAGATGGAGGTCACGGTCGGAGGTTTATAGTTCAGACGCGCCGACCCATCGATGATCAGACCCAGCAGGGCGATATGAGGGTATGCGAGGGGTTCGTCCAATATCTCATCCAGGCCTGTCCAGTATAGATCGGACATCTTGAGCGTGGACGACTCTTCGGGGCTGATCCTGGCCAGGCGGACCTCGTATCGGCCGCGCGCCAGGCCGGTGATCGGGTACTGACGCCTGACAGGCTCCCGCTGATGAGCCGTGACCGTATAGTCATCCAGGTGCGTCCACGCACCGCCGCCGACCGCTCGATAATAAATCCCGAATTCACAGGAGTGATCGATCAGCTCCGAGCTGCTGTTGATTTCGTACAGCCCCCTGGGAAATTCGACTAGGACCGTGATTTCGTCGCACTCGCCTCGGGTCGCAACCACAAAATCGTAGTCATCGGTGTACGCCGCCGCCGGAGGGGTAAAGTCGAGCGGATAATAGAGGCCACCCCGTTCTGAGCCCGGTTTGTGAAAATAGTAGTTCTGAATGATCCTGCACTCATCGATGTTACCCTTGCATGGATGCCACCCGGTATCGACGTATGCATGCCCGATCCGCAGGCCGCTCGTGACGGCGGGAAGGGCAACATCCGTGATTTTGTATCCTGCTTGCTGGCCATCCGCCCAAATGCCCCAGTATTTGCCCCAACGGTTGATTTCGATGTGATGGAACTCTCCATCCGTGAAATCGATGCCGTATGTGGTCTTGAGCGGATTGGTATTGAATGACCAGGATCCCAACACGTTGAAACCGATTATGTCGTTGTCTTTATCATAGAAGAGGCACCAGCCTGTCGTTGTGCTACAATACGACAACAATCCATAATATCGCGTCCCGGACACCAGTGACGGCAACCATTGCAGACTGAAACATAAATCTCTCGAATACATGTCGAAATCACTGGAGGCCAGATATAGCTGCGCGCTGGCCGTACCATCGAAGGCGGCCGACCCCGCCCCAAATTTTTTGTTCGTTGTGTCCAGCGTCACGCCGCCGCTATTGGTCAGCGTACGGGCAAATGGCGACGAATCAGTCACCACGTCGCTATCGAAGTGCAGAGACAACAACGTGCGCGTCTCAACCTTGATGGACAGATCCCTGTATTGATGGAGCTTGTCGAATCCGGCGATCACCGTCTGGTCGCTGGTCCCGCTGCGTGCATCGTACTGATAGGCGTCATACGTGGCGAGCTTGTCGTCTCCGATATAGATCTCGTCGGCGGATGCGGGAGGCGTGGCTTCACCCTCACAAATGGCGATCAGCATATAGAGCGCCTGATTGTCGGTATTGTCATTGGTCTCCAGATAATAGCCGACGATCTGGCCGCCACAGCGCATCTTGCCGTACAGGATGGGGATGGCCAGCTCCGGAGACCAGGAGTTTTGCGGTCCGGCCCAGCCGTAGGTAGTGGTCCCGCCCATTGACCCGGCCCCCGATGCGGATAGACCGGAGATGGACGGCATATTGGCGGCGACATCCACCGGGGGCAGCAGGGCGTTGATCATCATCGACCCGGCAACCATGACCGCCGTGCCGACGGCGGCGGAAACGAACAGGCCCATCGCCGTGAGCGATGTGATTGTTGCCGTGGCCGTCATGGTCGTTGAAAACAGGCCCATCGCCATTGCCGCCGCCCCGCCGGTATAAACGGCCAGGGCCGCCACGGCGATCATGGCCAGGGGGCGGATTATATCTCCGATGCCGCCTCCGCCGGCCAGGCGGGGCACGAGCAGCAGATGGTCTCCGGCGGCAACCGGAGACAACCAGTCCGGATCCAGGCGCCGGTTGTGCATGACGATGCAGGCGCGGCGGGATATGCCGGGGAAATGGGCATGGATGACATCCGCGATGACGGCCCCTGGGGAAAGAGGAACAGGCAGCGATTTCCAGCCGACAGGGAGGCAAAAGGGATTATATGATGCGGGGATGCGGTCCGCCGGGAGGGAGGTCAGACTAATATCTGACGCCGGGGCGGACTCTTTTGTGTCCGGAGTAATGTCCACCGCCGGGCCGGCGTATTTATAATAACCCCTGATCCTCTTTCTCCAGGCCGGCGAGGACAGGCGATCAATGGTGACGCCGCCGGTGGCGGCGCGGGCATGGATGAACCGATCCGCATCAATGACGACGCCGACATGGGAGATGAGACCCGGATACGGATAGGCGATGGCGACCAGGCAGCCCGGTATCGGGGACGGGATCTCCACCCAATCCGGGCGGGCGGTAGTCGCGGCGGCGTCAATGGCGGCGGGGGTGTGTTCCGGGCCGGGCAGACCGTAATCGGGCAGCTCGACGCCGTAGCGGCGCATGACCTCCATGACCAGGCCATAGCAGTCATAGCCTTCCGGCCCCCGGCCGTCGTCGCGGAAAGGCTTGCCGATCAGGTCGTCGATTTTCGGCTGATTGTTATGCATCGGCCACACTCTCCGCTGTACCATTTTCAGAAAATCCGACGCCCGGGATCGAGGGAAAGCCGCCGAATCGCCCCGTATTCGATCCACCGGCCATAGCGGCGCAGGCGGCCAGTGTTTTGTTGCAGGACGTGGTCGCCCCGGCATAGCCGCATTCCGTCGATTTGAACGTCCACCGGCAATTCTGCCGGGTATAAGTAAAGCGGGGGCACCGGCGGGCCCAGAAGTTTTCCGGCTGCAACTCGATGGATACCCATTCGGCGGCGCAGGTGATCTTGCCGACGGAAAACGTCTCCTCGATGACGGCTGCCTCGTCCAGCTCGTTGGAATAGACCACCCGGATAATGACCACCGCCGCGCCCATGCCGTCCATAGACTCGATATAGCGCTGTACGGACCGGAGGACGTTGCTCACCCGAAGCGCCACAGATTGGACGGAGCCGTCGGCGCTCTGCTTGGCTTCTTCCAGGTCGAAGGGGTAGGCGATCCATGTTTCTCCGTCCCAGACGATGTCTTCGGTGTTGCGGACCAGCCGGAGGATCGTGGCGGCGAGATCGTTGAATTGTATCTCCAGGAGGACCAGCCACGCCCCATCGTCGGAGAGCTTATTCTTGGCCAGGGCGATGGCGGACGACAAGGATAGGGACATGGTCAGGACCTCATGTTGGCAAGCGTTTGACGCAACGGGGCGTAGCGTTCCGCCCCTTCGACGACTATATCGAGGACCCATTTCCGGCCGTCGAATTTCGGGGAGCCCTGTTGGCTGCCGGACAGATTCGTCCCGCTATTGTTGATCATGTTGATCTGGACATTCGGGGCAGCCGACTGGGATGATGTATCCGACAGCCGGGAGACGTCGCGGCGCGACAGAACAATTTCACCGCGCTGCAGGATGGCCGGGAATTCGTCCGACATCAGACCGCCGTGATACCGTTGCGCCCCGGCAAAGACGGCGTTGGGGACGATGCGGTAAAAGCTCGGGGCTGATTCGCCCACGACGCCGCCGGAATGGAAACCCAGGGCGGATCTGCCTATCCCAATAATCCCCGCCGACATCTGTTGGCCCATAACATTGGATATGGACCGGGCGATGGAATTCAGGAATGATGTCACATAATCACCCAATGATTTCATTCTACCCGTCATGATGTCAAAAAAGAAATCGCTGAAAGCCTGCTGCATGGCCTGGGCTGTGTTCTGGGCAACATCGTACATCTGCTGGCCGACGTCGGTCCATTGGTTTTCCAGGTTCGTCATCGCCAGACTCACCGCCCCGAAAGGATCGGTCATGGTCATTTCCCGGGTCAGGTCGGCGTAGGACTTGCGGGCGGCATTGACCTTGTCGCTTTGGGCGTACCAGGCGGATTCGTCTTTGCCTTTGTCCATCGTGGCCAGGTGCTCCTCCTCGGCATCGATCAGTTCCCGGACCAGGGCGATACGTTCGGTCAGGGTTTCCCGGTGGGCTGTACCCTCCTTCTCCAGAAGGTCCAGGGCCGCCAGACGGATGTTGATCTCCGATTCCCGGACGGTTTTATCGTAGTCGGCCTGGAGCTTTCGGGTTTGGTCCTTTTCCGCCTCATCGAGGGCGGTGAGCTTTTCAAGGTATTCCTCACGGTCCAGTATCCCGGCCTCGTGGGCTTCGAGATATGCTTTCCGCTGATCATGGGCGGCCGCGGCAACCTGGTCCTTGCGTTTTTGCAGCTCCGTCGCCTGGGCTTCCGTCACCCATTTGTCGGCCTCGGCCAGGGCTTTCTGCCCATTCTCGTATGCCTCCCGGGCGGCCAGCATCTCTTCCCGGGCCTGCTCGGCGCCGATCTGTCCTTTCATCCCCGCCGCCCAGGATGCGATGGATTCCCCCGCCGCCGTCCGCTCCATCTCCGTGGGCAGCTTGGCCGCCTTCTCCTTCAGATCCTCGACCTTCTTATCTATATCGATGATCTTCTTCTCGAATTCGCCCAGGCCGCCTTTGGCGATATCGGCTTCCATCTCCCGCTCGATCCGCGCCCATTCCTCCCGGAGCTTGTCGATTTCTCCACCGCCTTTGGCGGCGGCAATGCGTTTTTTCAGGTCATCCATGAGCCGGGCGAGATTCGCTTTGGCCTTTTCCGCGTCAGCGGCAGAGGGGCCCTTAGCGCCTCCTTCCGACGTCCCGGTGATATTAGCCGCACCCTTGAAAATCAGTTCTTCGGCGGCGCCGTACAGGTCCTTTGCCGTAGCCTCATGCTCGGCGGCAATCCGCAAGTCCTTGTCTTTCACCGGGCCGGGGCTCATAAAACGGGTGGACATCCGCCCCGCCGCCGCGACGAGAGACATGACCGCCCCGGCGGAATAGAGGGCCATCGCCGCAAATCCCTGCATGACGCCGAAAGCTTTTTGCAGGGCGACAATCAAACCCTTGCCGATTGTCTCTTTTACTTCCTCGATCTGGACCTGAAACTTTTTGATCTGTTTCGCGGCGTTGTCCTGAGAATCGCCGAGCTGGGCAGCCCGAATCGTGGCGTTCGCCATGACGATGTCCAGAAGGTTGACCTCCGTGACGCCGGCGGCGGCCGCCTGATTCAGGATGGTCATCTGTTCCTTGCTGATCATCCCCATCTGCCGGAGGGACCGGGGCATGTTCGTGGAGATGGCCTGGATCATGCCGTCGATAGACGTGGTGACATCCTGCCCGGTCAGGCGGGCGGCGAGGCGGGCCGCCTCGAAAACCTGGGGAATCTTCTCCGGATCGATGTCCGAGGCCATCGCAAAGGCGGCCCTTTGCATCAAGTGGGAGTCGTCAACGAAGCCGGCGGCGGCCTGCTTCATGTCGGCGGTCATCTTGGCTGCGTCCACGCCGATGGACTGGGCCATCGCCCCGAAGGCCTCCTCCGCCCTCAACGCCTCGGCGCCGAGATTTATATATTGCTTCATTGCAACCCAGGCCGCCGATGCAGCCTGAATGATTTGCGTTCCGGCGGCCACGACGGCGATATACTTGGCATGACAATTGGTCAGCCAGCTCATGCCCTGCGCCGTATTTGTGCTCGCATCTTGCAGATTCTTGAGGGCCGGGGCAAATTTTTCCATCTCCGACCTGATTTTGCCAATCTCAGCCGAGGCTTGATCATTTGCTTTTATAGTCAAAGAAACGTCTTGACTTCCCATTTTATCGTCCTATAATTTCAACTATGGAAATAATAATCTGCATATTTGCCGTTGCCTGGTTCATCGATTGGCGCATCGAGCAAACCCGCATCGACAGGGAATGGGAGAAGAGGAGACGGGAAATGAACGCCGCCTGGGAAGCCCTGGATGGGGAAATCCAACGTAACAGAGCATCATAACATCTCATCCCTCGTCGCATTACCCCATCCGATCTTCACATCTTTTCCCGCACATGGCGCACATGTCCGGCTGTCGGCAGGCCTTGAATTCATTCTTCTCTTCCGGTTTGCCAAATAACGCCTCCATCCACCAGCTCCGTTGCCGGAACGTTTCTTTCGCCCAGGCCTGAGCCTCAGCCAGAGTGACGCGCCAGGCGACGGCGTCGCGCCTGGTTATATCTCCGTTCCCGAGGGCGACGCAGAGGGAGACGAACCAGTCTGCATCGCCAGCACCTGCTCCGCGAACCGTTCCATCATCCCCACTACCTTCGCGAAGGCGGAAGAAAGCGGGTTGATGGAAAAAAAATCGTCAACGATCTCCATTGTCTGAGCAAGATCGACGCCCCAGAGCATTTCAGCGGCCAGGGCTTCCAAGTCCTTGTCCTGCGGAGACTTTCCCTGTCCCGTCAGAATGATGGCCAGGGCGATGGGGACCTTGTCGCCCAGGGCCTCCACTATGCCCATCGCCCCCGCGCCGGCGGGAATATTGGTTCCCTTCAACAACTCCTCCAACTGCTTGAGCTGGCCCAATACCTGGGGGCGGTGAACATAGGTCTTGCCGTTAATTTCGTAGGTTTTTTCCTGCATATCGCTCCTTTCTTTCAACCCCATCCCCACCTTGATCCTCCCCTTGAAGGGGAGGAATGATGTCGGGTATCCTCCCCTTGAAGGGGAGGAATTATGAGCCGGCTTACTTAAACGCGATGACAAGTTCGTCGTCGCCGGCGTTGCGGTTGAGCTGGCAATCGACGCCCAGGGACCGGATGCCGCTGTTGTCTGCCGCTTTTACGCCGGTGTACTGTACCTTCGGAGCGGTGATCGTGCAGATGTTTCCCGCCGATCCGGTCAAGGCCAGGGTCAGGTCGCCTTCGCTGCCGCTCCGCCATTTTCCGTAGAAGTCGTAGGTGGCTACCGTGACCATCTCCGGATCGATGGAGAGGGTGGGCTTCCGTCCGGTGATGACGGCGCTCTTGTAGCCGGAGGCGGCATTGACATCGGGCCGCAGGGCGATTTCGTTGTTCATGTTGATTTCCATGCTGCCGACCAGGGCGGCGTAGGAATCGATGGTCATGGTGGCGTTGAGGAAGGCAACCGGTTTCGTGGTCTCGTAGGTGACGCCGGAGGAGAGCATGGCCCCGTCCGTGACGGAGAAGTCGGCCCCGGTGAAGGTGAAGTGGAGCATGGCGTGCTTGCCCTTCTCCAGCTTGAGGGAGCAGTTGCCCCGGGCGCCCCACATCTTGTAGATGACCCCGTCGTTGTACAGGGCGAGCGTCATGGAGGAGATCCCCGTCGAGGCGGGGGCGTAGGTGACGGACACCCCGGCCGAGACGGTCTCGCCGAAGCCGCAGGCCTTCAGCAGCTTGCCCAGGGCCGGGGCCGTGCCGGCCGTGCCCGATCCCTTGACCTCCACGTCGAATTCCATCGTGGCCTTGCGGGCGCCAGGCACCTGGGAGAAGTTGGACAGGGACGCGGAGACGTTGTCCCTGGGATGCATCTCGATCTCGGGCTTGAAGGAGACGTTCATGGCCAGGAAGGCGTCGGCCCCGGCCAGGGTCTCCGCCGAGCCTTCCGTGCCTTCCGCCTTTGCCGCCAGTTGTGCGCGTTTCACGATCATTTTTCAGGTCCTCCTTTTCCTGGGGCCGGCCCGGCCGGTTTCGGGGTCTCGGTCTCCGGCGTCGCCGGGGTCCCGGCCTGTTGAATCAGCTTGATGTACTCCCGCTCCGTCAGCTCCCGGCCGTCCGGGCCGAACCAGCGGGTCGCGCCGGTGTTGCAGTGGTCGTTCATGGGGTCCTCCTTTTTCCGGGCAGGCACGGGGGCCTGCGCCTACCGGTTCTCACGTTCCTCCGCCGTCAGGGCCAGCTCGGCGACGTGGAGGTAATATCCGGAATCCGGGGCGATCTCCCGGATGCCGACATAATCGATCTGGCAGGGTCCGCTGAGGAGGGCGTCGCCGCTCAGGGTTTCCTTGCCGTTGAAGGCCTTGCGGACGGCGTCCACCAGGGCCTGAAAGGTCTTTTCCGATGCCGCCGCGTCGTCCACGGCGTAGAAGCCCTTGATCCGGAAGACGTGGCGCAGGCGGTTGGTGGTGTGATATTCCCACTCCGACTCCGTGGCCTCCCGGGAGACGGTCCAGCCGTTGACCTTGCCGCCCGATGTCATCATGTCCAGCCACTCCGCCGGGGACCGGGAGGAACGCTCGTAGTCGTGGACGGCCCCGATGCCGGAGACGGCGGAGACGATGGCCTTGATTTCCGCAAGGATGTCGGACTGGCTCATCGCGTGCTCCTGCTGAGGCGACAGCGCCAGATGCGGCCGTCGTCAATCTTGCGGGCGTACAGGACCCGCCAGGTTTCCGCGCCGATGGTGACGGCGTCGTTGGCGGCGACCTGGGCCATGCCGTTCGTGGCGTCGGCCAGGATCTCCATGGAGGCCTCCGTGTGCAGGGCGTCCATGCCGGGCAGGCCGCTTTCGTCCGGTACACCATAGTCGATAATGGCCTTGATCGTCTTCCCCGTTCCGCTGACGGGGGTGTAGGTAACTGTGTCGGCAAAGTCGTCCGTATTGAAGAATACCGTATTCAGATCGGCGGCGATTTGGGTTTTCAGGGTCATGACTTTGCGGGTCCTGTCTTTTTATCATACGTCCGCATGGCGCCGTAGCCGAGATAACCGGCCCCGAACAGGGCATATAGATCGGGAGGAATGGCCTTTAACCATGCGCCGAACCCCTGAATGATATTGGTCGATGTCTGGGGACTCACCGCAAATACTATGCCCATCGGAATAGAGGCCAACAGCATAATATAAATCACATACATAAAGGCCGGGCGGGCGCGTGATGTCCAGGGATCGGCAGAGGATGCTTCGGAAATCATCATCTGCAACTTTGCCTTTTCGATTTCCGATTCGAGTTGTTGCGCCACGAGGGTTATCTGTGCTTTCTTCTCGGCGGAAATATCCCCGGTAAAAGCCTCGCGCAAATCTTTTGCCAATGTCCCGGCCCCAGAAAGGATAGAACCGATGTCTATATTGATGTCTGCAAGCCCCATTTATTTCCCCTTGCCTTTCTTCTTGCGTTGCTTCCGCTTCTCTTTCTTTACCGCCTCTTTGCGGCGGACGGCCCCGGTTTTCAACGTCAGTAAATATCCTTGATCAACATGTCGGGATCGGCGATCCGGGGATCCTGGAGGCGCAGGGTATGCAACATTTCGTGGCCCAGCACATGAGGCGGCAGAATGAGGTTGCCGTTTTTGTCCTGGCGGAGATCACACCAGATCTCCGGCGGCTGCGACGATATGGAGACGCCGGCGCTTGCCGGACCCCAGGAAGGATACCGTGATCGCCATATCTCGTTCCATTGGCGCTGCTTTTCCGCGTCCGATCCGAAGGCCCGGATAATCACACCGCCCAGGTCAACGACAATGCTGGCGCTGGTTTCGTCCAGGGAGGCAAACCATTCCTGGTAACGGTTAAAACACTGGCCGGCTGATTCGCCCCGACTAAATACATCATTGCGTCCGCTCATCTCTAACGCCTCCATTACTCCTACCCATAAAATTCATGGGCGCCGATTTTCTTTATAAAGCGCATGCACATCCACCATTCCGTATGGCTTTTGGCCGCCGTGGTGAGATATTGGCAACAATGCGCAGCGGCCAGTTCGGGATCGCGGGGGATGGTCCCCTCAATGAGCCCGCGCGCGATGTCGGCGCATTCGCGCAAAGGCTGTGATTTCTGGTAAAACAACCCAAAGTCGCCGGCAAGGCGCACAAGCTGCGCTCGGTTCGGATCGCGGGGAAGATAACAGGAAAATTGATAGGGCCACAAACAGACATCCATAATACTCTTCCCGTCCCAATCCCGATGATCGACGCGCTCCAGGATGACCGTTCCGACGCCAATACGCCCGGCCCGGATCTCCCCCCGCGCTTCTGCATATATCGTCAGGCCCATGATCTGATCAGGCTCAAGATTGCCGAAGTCGTCAATGTTGGCATCGTAAAGTATTTTCCGTGCCGGCGTCATTTGCTTTCCCCTCTCTCCGGTTCAGCCGTCCACTGATTGCCGCAGTTGCGGCAAGTATAGTGTTTCCCCGCGCCGCCGATCCAGCCGCCGACGCGATCGCTGCCGCATTTCGGACACCGCGCGCGATCAATCATAACTCGCAACCCACATCCAATAGAGGCACCACGCATAAAAGAGAGCGCCGTATGTGATGATGGCCGGCAGCGGCGTAAAGATCGGCGGTATGGACAATGCTAAATCTTCCACTTGACCCCCAGGGCGACCAGGGCACCGCCGATAGCGCCGCCGAAAAAAGCGCAGGCCCGGTCAAACAATGCCTTGCCCTCCAATACCTCAAGGCGCTGGCTCATGTTTTTCAGGGTGCTGTATATAAGCCAGTCCCGTTGCTCCGGCGTAGCCTTTTCCCAATCCTTCTCCGTCAATATGATATATGGATTTTCAGCCATTTAACCGTCTCCTCTGGCAATCAAGGCCATTACTATTATGCCCAGCAATGCCGTAGGCACGGTCCGCACAGGAAGATTCTCGCGGATCTTTTCATGTTGTGTCCTCCTTAAATGGCTATGGTTTACGGGGGTCGGTTCGTAAACGGACCCCCTCTGCCATCATGTTATTTATCCTGATTCTTACGCATCCTTCGGCATAGCCGCCGCTGCCGTGTTGATAACGACATAGACGTAATCCGTGGCGCCGATTTCGACGTCCCATGCAATCCGAGCCTGGAAGGCTATCCGCCGTTTGAGGTAGGATTCCGTATCCATGCCGAGGGTCACATACTCGAAGCGGAGCTTCCATTTGCGGACGAACTGTTTCTGGAAAGCGCCGAAAAGCCAACAGGTGGCAGAGATGTCATCCAGTTTCGGGCTGGAGACGATCCGCTCCGGAGGAATCCACCATTTTCCCTGGGGACCCCAGTTGGACACTTCGTTTTCCACACCAGGCACGTACTGGGAATTGCTGATCTTCAGCATCTTGCCGACGAGAGCGTTGGGAACCAGGACCTTGACAAGAGACTGGGGAACGCTGATCCGCTTTCCTCGGCCATTCAACATATTCGACAGGCGAATGCGGGCCGCTTCGAGGTCCGTTTCGTCAGCCAGGGCATTGTTCTGTACCCAGTTTCCAAGGGGGGCTCGCTTGCCGGGGGTGTTGGCCGTGGCGCTGTAAAGAGCCGTGCCCGTACCATCCGGACGATAGACGTAAGGAGCGGCAGGGGCCGCCGCCGAACCATAATAGTCGTAAATACGGTATATGGTCTGCTCTTCCACCCAATCGGAGGATATTTCCGCCAGGGCGTTGACCCGATTCACGATGTCGGGTATCTCGTTTTCCTCGATGGATTCCTGGGAGATGGTGAGCATTCGCCCGTTTCTCAAATGGCGGATCTCGGCCTTTTCTTCCGTCGCGGAAATTTCCGGAAATTCATCGGTCTCCTTTACCGATGAAATGTCCTTGTCCATACTGTGGATGGCCGAAATGGATGTAACCTTTTTCGCGTCTTCCAGCTCGGTTACAAGCTGCTCGCCGATGGTTTCCAAGCCCTGGTAGGCGTCGTTCATGGCGGCAATGACGAGGGATCCGGTGAGAATCGGGAAGGCCGACGCGGAGATGGTGCGGACCGCGCCGCCAATGTTCATCCTCACGGGTACGGCAACGTCATGGAGGACGCCGAAAAGTCCGTTCATGTCTCTCATCTGTCCCAAGGTGAGTTTCTTTTCGCCGATGAGTTTCTGAACCCTTTCCATGAACAGGGCGGGATTATGTTTGGCCAAGTCGCGGATATCCCGGATGGATAATCCCGGCGCCGCGCTGACCCTGATGTCTGATATAAATCTTTTAGGTGGCATCTTATATTTCCTCCTTTACTTGTATGTTTCGTTTATCTTACCCTTGCTTTGCCCAGGTTCCCTTAATCGACGTCACCCACCAACCATCGGCGCCATCGCCCTTGATCGTAACCATGTCGCCCTCGACTGCGGTCCCCTTTGTGTTGATCAGATCCTTGTCGTCCACCGATGTAACGTAATGAATCGCATCCGAAGCGTTAGGACTAATGGTAACTTCCACCGTTGTATCCGCAGCCTTATTGATGAAGGTGTATTCGATCCCTTCTTTGGTGGCTGGTAGCGTGATCGTCTTGGCGTCGGTATCGACCAGGAAGATTTTCCCACTATCTTCGTAGGTCAAGGTGCGGTTGTCCGATACGGTTTCGAACTTGTTTTTTTGCAATGTGCCCTGGAGGGCCTGCCAGAACGAACACTTGGGGTTCATTTCGACCACCGCCTTGGATTTATACGTCAAGGTGGTTCCGGTCTGAGGATAATTGTCGTCCCCGCAGGCAAGAAAGACCGGGAAGGCCGTACCGCTATAGGTCAGCTTTTGACTGTTGGAGGCGGTAAGGATGAATCCTTCTCCCTGGGCTACCTGCCGGGGTGCGGCAATTTCGAACTCGAATTCGTCGCCGGGCTTTGGGGCAATGAATTCCATATAGCGAGCAACGTCCGCTGCTTTCTGCTCTTCATTGGAAATGGCCAGGAGATAAAGTTCTCCGTCTACCACGGCGGATATGGGCTCCCAATATCCCGAAGTCTTGTTATAGCAGCAGATTTCGCCGCGCTTAATGGCCTGAGTTGACCCCGCCTGGACTTTTCCGGGAAAGATTGTCTCCTTGGTCCCGTATTTGTTCCTCACAAATGGTGATAAGTTTTCTGCCATGATGTATGTCCTCCTCTTTTCTCAGGTTTTGATCAGTCCAAAATGATGGTTGCCGGTTCTGCCAGTCCGCGCACCAAGTCGTCGTCGGTTATGGCCGCAAGTCGTTGATCCGCGTTGACCTTCTGGTCGCCTTCACCAGCATCGGCGGGTACACCGCGTTCTTTGCCGACTTCGGTAAAGAGGGCGTCTGTGATTTCGTCAGGCGTTTTCCCTTCCGTAAGAAGCCGAAAGGCTATGGCCTGTCCTTTTTCCCCCAGGGCTGCGGCTCTACTAAATACCTGAAGCAATGCAGTTTTGTGGGCCTCGTCCCTGGATGCAATGGCCGCATCGATCTTTGATTGAAGTTCTTTAGGGTCCATGTCTTCTTTTCCTCCGTGATTAAAATGTGTTTCTTGTTGATTTGATTCTACTTCTATACCCATATCGTCCAGGGAACGCATATCACGCCCCACGCCAACAGTATTATCAGCCGGGATAGGCGTCAGCGACACCTCGTAAGCCGCCCATTTTACCGCCACATAAGTCGGCGGAGATCCTTCGGGGCCACCGCGAACCTTGCCATTGCCTATTTCGAACTCCTCGTCCGGATTCAACTTGCGGAATTTTTCCACCCGGTAGCCAACGGAGACGCCACGAAGGGAGCCACTTTTTACACGCTTCATGGCCAGCTCCCCCTCGTCGGTATCGTCAAATACGGCCTCGGCGCGTCCCTTGAATTCCTCGTCGATCCGAACATTTTTCAGGGGGCCAATGATCCGTGCGCTGTTATGATCGAACAACAATGATCGCAGGCGGCTCATGTCGGCGTGCTCCTTTTTGTGGCTGAGAATCTCTATTATACAACAGCGGGATACGGGCGTCTCGGAAGAAAAGGAGAAGGAAATACTCCGCTTCTCTTCATCCACCGCCCGTTCGTCAATTTCGAAATTCCGGTAAAACAATTGATTTTTATTCGGCATCTTCGGTTTCCTCCTTGTCTTTTCCCTTCCCTTTGTCATCGCCTGCGATAGGCGGCGGGGCTTTTTCCGGCTGCAATTTCACCCCGTATTTTTTTTCCATCTCTTTGATCTTCTTCATTTCCATTGCCCGCGCCTCGATGGTTTCCTCAAAGTCTTTGCCTTTGGACGCGCATATGTCTGATAATGTCTCAAAAAGGTTTTCCACCTCCAATTGCTTGCCCGTTGCTTCCTTGACAGGATCCACCCAGGCCCATCCTGGAGGAATCCAGGCACAACGAAGATAGTCGTCACGGCGACGGTCAAATCCGGGGGCTTCGATCTTGCCGGAGATCAGGCCGTCGGTGATGAAATTCTCCCAGATCGGAATGCAGAAATGATTGATCATGTAGAGTTGATAAATCCGAAACGCCAGATACGCCTGGAGCAGCACCGTCCGGGCATTGCTGTAATTCAGGTTCGCCCAGTCATTGGCGAATACCTCATAGGGAATATCCACCGCGTTGGCGATATTCATCATCATTTGGCGGATAAAATTCGAGAAGGCATTATTGGGACGATTTGATGAAAATACGTTGACCTCTTCGCCAGGCTGCAAATACTCGATCATGCCGGGTTCGAATTCGCGGATCTTCTGGGCGGTGTTGTTGGATGAAAGGGAAGAGTACATGGAATAATCCGCCGGGCTCTTGACGAAGGCGGCCAAACAAGCGGCGATGCGAGCGCCGACTATCTCGGCCTCCAGATAGCGGTCCAGATCCTGAATATCCTTCAATCCGGCGGCAAAAGGTGTGTATCCCCGCGATTGTCCGGGGCGAAGAATGTCGTATAGATGCAATACCTTGCGATTACCGTTGCTGGCAAAGGCGTCAACCTGTTCGTAATCGTTAATATCTTTACCTGTGATAACCGTTGAACCGGGATGTTTTTTTAGGATATAATAACGGATGGGGACACCTTCCGTATCAAACTCAACGCCGTTGCGAATCTTTGGATTACTCATTTCTCCGGGAGGGGTGGAGAGGCGGTCTATTTCACAGACTTCGAGACAAAGGGGCAGAGGGCGGCTTTTGTTTTGAGATGACCGGCAAATGACGATGCTTTCTCCGTCGCCCATCATTCCCCGGAAAGCGAGGGCCTGCTGCTCATAGAAATTCATCTTCAAGGCAGCGTCGGATTTGGATGACCAGAGCCGCCACAGTTTTTCTGCATTGTAATTGAACCGCTCGGCGCT